AATAGTATTATTAATTATGTCTCTAATGTCTGCAGGTTGTGCTGACAAGTCACACAGTACAACATTACGGTTGTAGTCATCTAGTACACGATGCTCTTCACCATTATGATCAGTCCAACGCTGTAGCATCATGTTGTTCCAGTTGTAACCTTTTGTAGTCTTATCTTCGTATGCTTCAATAAGACCTACTTTGTTCTTAGTACCTTTCTTACGTACACCAGGGTAAGCACTAAACACGTTGTCACTAGTGTCGCCACGCATACACTTCTCAAACAACATAAAGTCAGGTAGCGGTGCAGGCTTAGGCTCTTTAGTCTTCTTATCAATTACACGATCGCCTTTGTCTGTAAAGTAACCTTCGTGTGTAATTGTAGTGTTACTAACACCATTGTACTGTTTACAGTTAGGTGCAATCAATTGTGCAAAGTCACCATCAGTACTAATAATAACATGATTGTCATTAGGATGTGCTTGTACCCAACCTGCAATAAGATCATCTGCTTCTAGTTGCGGATGCCGCATTACAGTACAGTTAGTCTTGTCTGTAACAAAGTTCTTAAACTCGTCAAAGATCTCCCAAAACGCTGTATCTTCTTCTTGTTCACGTTGTGTAAGTGCATCACGAGCAACTTGCCTATTACGCTTGTAAGGCTCATAATAGTCCTTGCGCCAGCTACGACCTTCTAAACAAAATACAACATGTGTACCGTCAAAGTCTTGCCAAGCCTTCTTAACGCTGTTAAGTGTAATATGTAGTGCCATACCTACTTTAGTATCTAAGTCGCCACGTACAACATGTCGAGCTCTAAAGAAAGTGTTTGCTGTGTCTACAAGAATGTAAGTCGCCATATTATGAACACCCCGATATACATAATGAGAACAAGTCGCCATTCTGTACGAATGCAACAAGTAGTGTAATGCCTAAAATTTCTAACATAGTTCTGCCTTTGTATAATTTATAGTACTATTATAACACCAGATCTGGCTTGTGTCAATCATTAACTTACTTCACTTTTGCCCTTATCAATAGGCACAACATTAATATATCCTGCACCCCTTGATGTATCCATACCTTCTTCGTCTAACATATTATATACAATATCTCTAAACCAACGGTCTACAATTTCTTCTTCAGGATCGGCTTCTTCTCCGTATCCATTTCGAATTAGATCTTTGATAAAGTACTTGTTCCAATCAAGCTCAAAGAACCCGTTTCGAATGTTTTCTTTATTCACTTGCATGTCAAGTACATTAACCCATGCTTCTTTCTTCTTAGTAGCATAAGCCTTCGGGTCTTTTTTCTTTAAGACTTCTAAAGAATCTTGTTCGACACGTGCCGCTTCTTCAGCAATGCGTGCCTCCTCTTTATCAAGTCCTGTTAGTTTTTTTAAAAAGTTTTTCATATCAGTCCTTTTTCTCTTAATGCTTCATCAAGAGGTTTGTTAATAGTAGCCTTCATTGCCTTTTCGTGTTGTGCATTTTTATACTCTCTAAGTTCCCCAGGCATTTCCGAATAAGCTAATGTGGAGTCTGGGTGTGAATCGCCATCCTTTTTCCATACACGCTTCGGCAACGTCTTTAACATTGAGGGTATACTCTTCAGAGCGTCCACCCAACGGCATAAGATATACTGGACATTGTACCCCGGCACTCTGATAAGCACTGACAGCTCTTTCAACTTCAGCAAAGTCATCTTGAGTAGCCACAACAAACTTAAGGTAAAGTTCACTACCGTTAACACTGTTATACTGACTAGCAACATCAGGCTTAATAGCAGTCTCCCAAGGTTCTCCTGAGACACTAAGTTTTGGGGAACAACTCCAAGTGACTTCAAATCTATCTTGAGTGCTGAGATAATCAAAGAAATCGTCTTTGAGTAATTGTGTAGTGTTTGTTTCAAATGTAACATTTTTTAAATCCTGCATACGTGGGTGTTCGAATAGCTCAACATACAACCGTTGCCAAGCAAGTAGCGGCTCTCCGCCTGTCATAATCAAATGAACATCTTGTCCATTATCTTGCACCCACTTACCATTCGGAGTGAGCGATAGCAAGTGTTCAACTACTTCGTCTACAGTTGCTTGTCGATTAAAGTGTTTAAACTCTGGATAGATACTTGCGTATGTATCACAGCCTGTATGTATAATAGGCAAGTCATTAAACTCTTTTGTAGTCTTATGCACATCGTTTGCAATTAGGTCAGCAACTTCTTGATTGTGAATAATGCCTTGTTTTTGTTTTTCGTCACGCATAGGTTCATTATTTAACCCAAAGTTCATGCAACGAAAGTTACAACCGAATGTACGTAAGAATACACTAGGTACTCCTACAAACTTGCCTTCGCCTTGTACGCTATAAAACGCTTCTGAATATCTAAGTTTCATTAGCAACTAAACTCCTGTTGTAGTTTAATGTTATCAAAGAACTCTTTCTTTGTACCTGCGTCATCTTTAAATGCACCACGTAGTACTGTAGTTTGTGTTAAACTACTGTGTGCCATAATGCCGCGATTCTCACAACAACCATGTGTTGCTTGAATGTAAACACCTAAATGTTCTGCATCTGTTGCCGCTTGAATCTCTCTAGCAATATCATTTGCAAGTTCTTCTTGTAGTGTTCCACGTCTAGCACACCATTGTGCAATACGTGTGTACTTGCTTAGACCAATTAATTTGTCTGCAGCAATAATACCAATGTATGCAATACCAGCTACTGGCTGGTGATGATGCGAACACATACTCTTTAGTTCCGAACGCACTACTAACATACCTTCATAACGATCATCGCTGTCGTTTGGAAATGCAGTTGCACTAGGCGCCGCATCATAACGTCCTGCCATAATCTCATTGTAGTACATTTTAGCAAGGCGATGTGCTGTGCCTTTGCTGTTAGGATCTTGATATCTATCAATTACAAGTGCATCTAGTACACTTTCAAATGCTGTAGTAGCTTCGTCGATAAGTGCTTCTTTGTCACCTTCTTGCAACACGCCACTAATGTTGTCGCCAGCCCAATAGCGTTGCTTTGCCTGTACTAGGCGGGCCTTAATTTCTTCACTTTTACTCATTCAC